CTTTAGTGTATCGGTTAATGTTTTTAATCTTGCAGTTTGTTCTTTGGTTGGATTTGCTAATCGGATATATTCCGTAGTTAATCCTTTTAATAATTCACGATTTTGAGCAATCGAATTATTATTAAAATTTGTTGTATCAGTATTTTGTTTTTCAGCCGTAGTTAAATCGCCTAAAACTTTTGTGTTTAGTTTTTGTTGTTGTTCTAATGCCTTTAATTGTTGAGCATTGTCTTTAAACGCATCACGATTGGCTTTTGTCGATGTATCAAGATTTAATTGTTTTTCTTTTAACTCATCGATTCTTTTACCAATATCTTCCTGATTTTTAATTAAATCGCCATATTCGATTCGAACATTATAAACTACTGATTTATCTTCCGCCATTTTTTTTGTTTAAATGGCGGTCAGTTTCCCGACCGCCGTTAAATTATTCCACTTTACCAAATTCGACATTTGGTTGCTCATCTAAAAACTCAATTGCTTTTACGATGTTTGAAACTTCCACTAAATTAAAACATCCTTTTGCAATTGCAATATTCAGCGCCTCTTTTACGATTTGTTTTGCTAATTTATTGTCCATTACTTAATTTTTAAAGGTGTTAAATCTTCATTCGTCCAATAATCTTTGGCTAACATAATTTCCAAATGCTCCAAATTTCTTTGGATTGTTTTCTCATCCTCTTCAGTCAAAGTTTCTTTTGCTTTTAACTCATTTACAAGGTTTACGCTATCTAATGCCGAAGCATAGTTTTTAGCGATTTGTTCAGTTGTTATTTCTATTTTTTCCATTATGCTAATAAGATTTTTTGTGCTACTCCGTTAATTATTACATTCCAAACTTTTGTCTGAATGTTTGTTTCTGTCGCTACTGCACCTGCGTTATAAGATGCAGAACCTACAACAAATTGATTTGAAGCGGTTGCCGTTGCAAAAATTCCTAAAATAACACTATTATTAAAATTACCCGATTGAGCGCCATAACCAACTGCGGTATTTGCTTCTCCCGTTGTATTTGCATTTAAACAGTTAAAACCAATTGCAATATTTGAAGCACCGCTTGTGTTTGCAACTAATGAACCATAACCAACGGCAGTATTGTTACTACCCGTATTTGCTTTCAACGCTCGAAACCCTATTGCAGTTAAACCATCTCCACTTGTACTACTATACCCCGCTTCAAAACCTACTGCGGTGTTATATGATGCGGTGTTATTTTGTAAAGCATCTCTACCAAATGCAGTATTATAACTTCCAGTAACATTTGCAAATAAAGTATTTACACCCATAGCAGTATTGCTATTTCCCGTTGTATTAGAAAATAATGCACTTTCTCCTAAAGCAGAATTTGCACCACCCGTTGTTGTGCTTTTTAATGTAGTATATCCAATAGCCGTATTACTTACTGCCGTTGTGTTTGCTCTTAATGCTTGATAACCGATTGCAACTATATTAACTCCACTTGTATTGCTAAATGCAGATTCAGTTCCTAATGCAGTGTTACCAGAAGCAGTGTTGTTTTGTAATGACCCCGTTCCAATAGCGGTGTTATTGCTTCCAGTTGCAACGCCATTTAATGCTGCTCTACCCATTGCAACATTGTTAAATCCAGTTGACAATCCATAACCCGCATACATTCCAACCATTGTGTTTTGATAGCCAGTTGTGTTCAAAAATGAACTTTGGTAACCAAGAGAAACATTTTGATATCCAGTTGTATTTGAAATTAAAGCATCAGAACCAACCCTTGTATTTGTTGCAATATTTGAGCCACCTTTACCAACATTAACTTCATTAATTGTTGCATCTTTTAAAACACTTATCGTTCCATCCGACCTATCCATTGTCATTGGAGCATCAATAAAAGTTCCCGCATCGTTGTATCTTCTAATAGCCAAATCTGCTCCCGCATTTGCGCCACTTTCAGTTCCATCCACACGAAATGCCCATCGAGGCAAATTCCCACTTCTGAATGAAAAGATTTTTGCAATCGAAGCATTTGCAGACATGATAAAACGATTAACCGCAGTTGTCGTTTCAGTTCCTTGGTTTGTGCCGTCATCAAAAAACTTACTATCGCCAATCGTTGAAGATGCCGTAAATTTTGGTAGTGTATTGATTGTGCCACTTCCTTCAACGCCACTTGCATTGCCTAAATTTGCAATGTCTTGAGCAGTTGTTCTTTTTGTTGTTCCTGCCTGAACGATGGGCACTAATTCCGTTCCATTTAGAGCGCTACCTGCAGGTAGTCCGCTTATTTTTTTCTTTGCCATTTGTTTTTAAATTATTATGTCGTTATTATTTTCACTTATTATGTCTTGTAAAATTTCAGTATTTAAATATGTGTAATCTTGTTGTGGTTCAATTGTACCAAACACATCACCAACATCAGCTTTAACACCAACATTGATTAATTCCACTTTTGTTAATCCTAATTCATTTGGTTGATAATCAATTATTTTGTTTAATCTAAAAATCGCACCAAAATACTCAATATACCACAATTCTGCAAAATTCAATTCTGATATATCGCGAGCAGTTAATTTAAAATATGCCACTACCTTTGCTGAAACGCTTAATGAATCAATAATATTTGCATAAAAATTACTAATTAAATTTGATGTAGTGAATCCAAGTCCTAATGGTGTACTAAATGAAAGGTTTAATTCAAACGAATCAATAGCATCTACATTATATCTTATTTTCTGAAAATAACACAATGGGACTTGCTCAATGGTGCAAGGCGATCCTTCAATATGCAATTCAGTATATTGATTTGAAAGATTTACAATGTCAATTAAACCTGCATTGATTAAAATTCTTGGATTCCTTTGAGTTGAAAATACATTTGGCGAAGAATCATTTAACATTGTAGGTAAATAAATCCAATAATTTGATGCACCACCTAAAAATGATTTTTCAATTACGGTTGGCGAAAATCCAACTTTACCAATTAATGTAGTTTCTCCCTCATCAGTCAAATAATAATTACCATCGCCAAAAGCATATTGCGTGGCTGAAGTTTGCCTTGTATCGTATCTTTTTAACCAATAATCATTTGTATCATGTTCGTATTGAAAATTATATTTGCGATTAAAATCAGTTGATTGATATGAAATGGTTGGATTTGGTTTTAAAGACAATTTATTACTAAAATCTTTTTGACCGCCATTTAAATAAAAATTTTCAAATGTATCAATAGTAACCACACCGGTAACATCGTTCACTAAAACCACCCAATTAAACATCTGATAGCAATATTTAAATAAATCAGATTGTTTTATTGCAGGTAGATTTGGCGCTAATTGTACAAATTCCCCAACCTCAATTAATTTACCACCGGCTGATGGATCGAATTGCACCATTTGGCATTGGATATCCAAATCAACTCCTTCGTAATTCTTTTCAAATACAAACCGCATTCTATCTCCGATTGCAAATGTATCAGTATTACTATATTGTTCCCTAAAAAATGTTCTTTGATTTGGTCCCTCAATCGGATATCTATCAACTTCAACATAACCTGCACCTGTATCTTTTTGAACCACAAAAAAACTTGTTTCTTCGGCAGGAAATCTGAATCCAATATTTGGAAACTCAACTGCAAAATTATAAGTCCATCTTGTTGTTTGATTAAATCCTGCAGTAAATTCATAGTTAACAATATCCCATTGCGCTACAGGATCGGAAACGATTGTATCAGCAGGAATTGTAAATGCACCATCAGTTCCACTTGGAATATTAAATGGTAAAGCGTTATTTGCCCAAACACCATTTATTTGAATACCACCAATGACTGCATGAATAAACTCATTATTGGTAAATGGTATCAGCATCTTTGCATTTACAGGATTATCAAAGAAATTAGTTTGCAAAGTATATCCTGCATCAACACAAATTTGTTTTATTATTCGATTTAAATAAACGGCAGGTCGCATGTCTGCAATAAACACATCATAGTTTGGTGATTCACATGAACTTATACTTGGATCACGCAATTGGAATCCACCATAATCAATTAATGGATAAAAATAATCTTGTGGAGTATAAATTGGATAGGTACCATTCCATGTATCAAAAATAGTTTCATCAAACAAATGGTCTAAATCAGAAAGATTTAAATTGTTTAATGTTCTTGTTCCAAAAATGTCTTTTAGTTTACTTAGCTCTGCAAAAGCATATATGTTAATAGTATCATTTGTAATATCAGTTAATTTATAAAGTCCCTGAAACACAACAAAACTATTCTTTTCTATCCTGATTGGTCTGCTTTGGTATTTATCAAATTGATTATTTGCATTTACATTAAATGGAATGCCGAATATTTTATCGTTCTTTTTTGTTCTTGGAATGCTAATCGTTTTTGTCTTACTACCTGAGCGCCTGTTTAAATCAGTAATGTCAATCAATTCATAAGTAGTTGGAATAGAGGTTAATTTCCCCGATAAATCCAAAGAGTATTGATTGTCTATTATAATTTCTGCGTAATCCATTAGCGAGTTTGAATATTAATAGGGAACGAATAAGTAAAACCAAATTTTACAATAAATTCTTTTGACCATGAATTATATTCCACGCTTGATGTTTGAACATCTACAGGAATGTAATCATTATTTTCTACCACATAAACATCAGCACTATTTACTAATTCATATTTTAACCACTCAGCAGTTTCTTTAGTTTCGCATCTATTAGCAAGTGTAAAAGATTTCTTTGAACTAATTGACCTATAAGCATTTATTCTTAATGGTGATTCAAAATTGGTATTAAATGGATATTCAATTGGATTTTGTCTTTCTGCATTAATTATGTATTCCTGTCCACCGGTAAACATAAAGGTATCATATCCCCCAAGCTTATTTAACCATGTAACCTGTTTTTGATTGCATGATTGATTACTTAAAATAAAATATTTTTCTTCAGTTATTGCTACGCTTGTTGAACGAATTAAACGCACTCTCATTTTAACTGCGGTTGGGTCTGCGCCAATCCAATTTACCGGAATGGCATTATGGTATTTAATTAAATTAGGATATAATTGCACATTTGTCTGCATTGGTGTATTACCATCTACATCATAATAAGTATATTGAGCAAAACCTGTAAATGAAGTATCATTTGACAAAAAATACAATGCTGATAATTCATTTGCATTAAGTATTCTTGTATCAGGGGATTCAGTTAAAAACTTTATTCCTGTAACGGATGTATCATTTACAAGATACTCAGCCATATCATTAGCTTCATTATATTGTTTACATGCGTTTGATGTGTTATAATAGGTTGGCATGGTTATAAATCTGATTGTTCCGTTTCAATATATTCTGCATCGCCTGAAATAGGATTATCAAATCCTTCAGCATAAGAAATATAAAAACTTAAAAATGAATTATTATTTGTTTGAATTATTGGTGCTGATACTAATGGGAATAAATCTCCACTTATAACATCATCAGCAGTATTGCATTCGTTATTAAAATCTTTTAAAATATCAGAAACATCAATATAAAATTTACAAAATCCACCAACAAATCTTGGCTTTAAGGTTAATTTTGCAATTAATTTATAATTTGCATCGCAAAGGTTGTAAGCAAAAACGCGAATGACTGCATTATAATTTTTTATGTATTTAAAATACCATACAGGTGATGTTGGTGCAATTGTATATGGTGCATTTATAACAAAAGTTTCAGTATCAATTATTTTAGTTACAATATAAATTCCTTCTAATCCTGTAATTCCACCATCCTGTGAAATTTTTATAAAATCACCAACTAATAACCCATGACCTGTACTACCATTAAATATTTGGATATAACCATTATAATTTGAAGTTGTTTCTGATTCAGTTTCTGCACCAATAGTAAAATCAGATGTTACATCTGAATCAAATTCAAATATAATTGGATTATAAACTGCCGTTGAAGAATTTGGCTCGGTGCTAATTGTTAAACTCATTATTAAAATAATTTTGTATGTCCTCGTAAATTGCTTTGTCTATCGCATCCTGATACAATGGTGCCGTTTTATCTGCATAAAAATTCCCCCTGTAACCATCACGATGTATTTTTCTTGTAATTAAAAAAGCCTGTTCGTCTTTAGTCATTGGCTTACCATTTTTTTTATACCATGTTGGCAAATTCTTTTTGCTAACCCAATTATCTATTGCCGGTCTTACCTGTGGCGGAGTATTACTATTCTGAGAACGTCCTCTACCTGAATTGACAAAATACCAATACTCATTTGCAACAATTGAAATATCAGTAAATGTTATTTGAGTATTAACTATAACCTCATGCGAATTAGCAAGATCACTTGGCTGAATTAAATCTACCATTGCGTCTTTTAAATTAAAGACCTCCTCTATAGTTAAATCAAACTCCATCTTCAAACATATTACAACAAAGTGTGCTATCTACCGGTAAGGTAACATTAACTGAAACTGACCACCCGAAATGCACATTGTCTTGTTTTTTATTAATCATTGTAGCGTTTCCAAATACGATTGGATTATTTTCATCCTGCTCAAATTGATTTTGTATAGATTGGATATATCCTACCATGATACTATTCATATCATCAAATAATTTATTTGCTATTTCCTGAGTATCAGTAGTATGACCTGATTGCAGGAACATAAGATTAAAGTTATATGTCTGCGATATGATAATATTGTTTCGGGAATTGTTTGTGATTGTCAAAGGGAACTGCATCCATATTAATGGATATTTTGCGTTTGATTGAGAATTTAATTCAATTAAAGTACCATTCCCAAAATAGAATGACTTTTCTGCTTTTGTTTTAAATATTTCGATTAAATTCTTCACGCTTTAATTTTTCTAAATTTTCAATGTATTGTCGCTCAATCTTTTTGTAACTCAAAAATGTATAAGCTTCTGCTACACTTGTCTTACTTACCTGCTCTATATCTTTATAGATTCCATTTGCTAATTGTATCAGGGTTCCGTAACCACCAAACTGATTTAGTGATTCAGCCCCTGCTTCAAGTTGCATGTCTTCTATTTCTGAGTCAAACAAAGGTAAGAATTTAGTTTTTAATTCTTCAAATTGTTGATTCACTTTATTTTGGTAAAAAAGTGCAACTGAACATGGCATCTCTAAAAACTCTAAATATCTTTTATTACCTCTGCTATAGTAATCGTAATCGCCTTTTTCTAATAAGCACAAATATGGGATAGCCTTTTCCTGCTCATCTGCAAATTGCATGATTGTAGATTTCCAATCTTCAAATTGTCCGATGGGGCAACTTTCCAAATCATAAATATCTATATCCGTATCCTCAAATAATATTTCTCCATTTACTAATATGGTAAGCAGTTCTATTAAATTAAGCCTTCCAATATCATCAATATTAAAATACACATCTGAATCCATATCCAAAATATACATTATAGCCTCGTCGGCCTTTTCCTGTTTTATCAGGAGGTTAATATTTATAAATTGTTTCAGGGTAATCTCATTTAACTGAGTAGGGAATTTATAATCCTTATCTATCTTGACTAAAACCATGATATTCTTAAGTTTGCTTGTTTCATTCCATTATAGATTCCGTATCGCATGGCATCCATAGCATCATCATTAAACTTCACAGGCTCATCCAATGCTTTGCCGTTTTTATCTGCTCTCCATTTGTATGTCTTCAGTTCCTGTACAACATTAGGACTGCCAACCACTCGCAATGGTCTTGACTTTACTGCGTTTATTCCATCTTTGACAGGCTTTTCTGCGCTAAAAACATTAAATCCTGCTTGGCACATTTCTTCTATGGTATCAGGCCTCGCCGCATCGCCATAAATTTCTACATTTCCTAAGCTTAATTTTTTCATTTCCGAAATTAAATCTGCAGTTGTGTATCCGGAACCATAAATCATTTCCTCAACATAGAAAGCCTCATCACTCCAACCGGTCTTAATTAGTGCCGAAGGGTGATTATAACCAAAGTCTAATCCATAAACAAATGGAACATCGTGTGGAAAGGTATCTACCTGTGACCAATGCCTGTAGATTAAGCCCTCTATCCTGCCCGTCACACCCCTTGCGTAAACTTTCCATAGTTCTATGTCTTTATTCTTTAAATCTTCAATCTCAGCCCTAATTTCGTCCGGCACAAACTGATTATTCCTGTGGTCTGAGTAAATAAATGATGCGCTTGGATTATCTAAGTATTCCGTATGTACCCAAAACTCTGCGTCAGGGTTATAATCTATAAATACTCTTTTCTTGGTCCTGATAATTAACTGCTTTGCAATTCCAACATCAATACCATTTGCCTCGTTTAAAAATAAGTAATCACGCTTTCCTGATTTTGCGTCCTGTGCGTTATCATAGGACATAAATTCAATTATGCTTCCGTTGGCAAATTGATAAGTTCGCTCTGATTTATTAAAATTTAGTATTTGCTTTTCGATCACAGGAGAATCGTAATAGATATTTTGGAAATCACGCAATGCTCCACGCTTTAGATTGGGAATGTCCTGTCCTACTATGGTAATTAAACACCCTGAATCAGTAAGGGCAATATAAGTAAGCGCCTGTAGGATGGAATAGGTTTTAGATGACCATGTTCCCCCCTGATTGACAACTATTTTTGTATCTGCCTCTAAATTTGCCCTGAATAATTTGGTTGTTTGAAACATTAATCTAAATCAATATCCGATTCTCTTGTTCTAAGTGGTGCTCCTGAATCCACAATAACTATTTCAAGTTTGTTTTCCATGCCACCGGAATGTTCTTGTTCTATTCGCTCTATGTATCCCCTGCTTTTGCCTTTTGTCTTTAGATAAAATATGGTTGGGGATATCTCTCCCTCTTTTATTTGCTTATAAAGTTGTGATTCTACAAAATCCAATGCCATTTCTGAGATGTCATTTACTCTGCTCTTGTAATCCTCATCAAGCTTTAGCCATTCGTAGTGTGTTTTTCTTGTGATACCTACTGCCCTGCAAGCATTAGTAACGATGCCGAGGCTCTGCTCTAAAGCCTCTACCATCGCTCTTTTTTGAATGTCACTTTTGGTAACCTTCTTTTCAGACTTTTCTATTCCGGTTTCCATGATTTGCTAAAATCTTTATCCGTAAATACATCCGATTTTGGAATCCCTGCTCTAAATAATAATCTGACTACCTCTTCCTTTTCCATCATCAGCCTTTTCATAATTTCCTCTCCTGATAATCCCTCTTTTACCATATCCTCTACAATATTGCTCATCTCTAATACACCATGCGTTCCTCTTGCTCTATTATGTCTAATAGTTGCCATTTGTTGTTGGCTCTTATCGGTTTCGGCTAACATGACTACAGGAACTTTCCCATCAGTTAGTGCGTAAATTTCAGGATGACCACTAACTGACCATCTATGGAAGCCATCCACAATAGTATGGTCTGAATTAATTACGATTGGTTGCGTCCATCCATCTTCTAAGATAGAAATCTTTAAAAGTTTTAATTCAGGTGGTGCTACCTTATTTGGATTGTAGTTATTAGGTTTTAATTCCTCTCTCTGAATCCAAATGATATTGTCTAATGGTTGTTTCTTATTTGCCATAAATTTTTTCTGCTTCTTGTTGTGTAATTCCTAATTTTGCCCTTCTGCTAACTGCATAAGTCTTTAATGTGTTTGATTGTCTGCCTTTAAAATCGCCACGAATGGCTACCTTACATAACCATTGCCATGATACCCCACTTAATGGATGGCTATCTGATTCAGGAATAGCATCATTGGTTTGTTTGTAATGTGCTTTCATGTAACCATTTAAGTTTTCTCTTACTTGGTCTTTGTAATCATGATCGTATGAATCTATAATTACGCTCAGGTATTCTTTAAAAGATAAATGATCCGGCTTATCTTTTGAATTGGAATATAGTTCGGTATTTGCATATCGCCAAGCGGTAGATACCCCCTGAACTCTATATAACATCTTATGCCACATCTCAGGGAAACACTCTGCATAAATCCATAATCCTCTCAATGGTTCCTCTCCGTATGGAGGGCAAACTCGCTGATGCAAGAAATCTCCATGCATCTTTGTCTGATTAAATATATCATAGGTGGTATTGTAATCCCAACCAAGCTTATGTACTGCTAACCAAACATCCTCGCTTGACCAATCATAAATAGGGAATGCCCTGTACTGATTTTGTCCGGCCTCGCTTTTTGCGTTTATAAAAGCATCATTTTTCTTCTTAGCAATTACCTGATACCTGCGTAAGCTTTCCTGTGTTCTAATTCCTGTAAGCATAGCTACCTTACCCATAGTTCTATCATACAAATACGGCGAGAACTCCTGAAATGACATTCCCTTGCTAAAGTTTTTGTGTGATGTAATAGCACACTCCGGTAAATCCCTTACCCAAACATCTTTTTTATCCGAATCCCAACAATACCAAAATGGTTCTTCGTTTGAACAGGCATTCCTGTGTTTAAATTCCATGCAGTACCAATCCAAATCAATATCCGGATGGTTCCTGACACGCTCTACATATTCAATCGTTGGCGGATGGATAGCTTCCTCATCAAAAAATACAACCTTTAGCGGTAATCTATTCTTTTCCTTTGCTACCTGAAGCGTTAAGTTTAAAACTGCCGTACTATCTTTGCCTCCTGAGAATGAAACTACTACCTTATCAAAACTATCATAGATATATCTGATTCGATTTAGAGATTCCTCGTAAACATTTTCATCTGAGTATTCTTTCTTTCTGACTTTTGCCATAACTATTTTGTTCTAATATCATCTAAGAATTTAGCAGAAACACCATTTACGATTGTTCTATTAATCATTGGATGGTCAAAATCGGTTGGACCAAAATCAGAATCCGGATGGAATGCGATAACATCCATCTCTTCATCGGTTGTAAAGAAACAATGCGTTCCAATTGGATACTCATTACCATCTAATCCTATTCCAAATGTAACACCATCCCATTCTTTAATTACAAATATCATCCCTTTTGTAAGTGGTAGGTTTCCAAATGGAGTAACACATTTGCCCTTGCCACTTGCTACGATACCAATTCTATGTGTTGGATGTGTATGTGGTGTTTGCTCTATATCTTTTGGAAAGTGTAAGTGATTAAAACATGGATTACCCATCTTCACAGGAGAAATTAATAATGAATCACTGCATCCATCAATATATTTTAATCTTCCCTGTGGTTCGATTGGTCCACCAACATGAAACATTGCGCTAAAGTTTGTTGATTTATAAGAACCTTTGTTGTGATCTACTTCGATTACTACAACTTTACTCGTTAGTGATTGATTTTCTATATCAAACCAACCATTTAAACTAAAATACATCCCATCCATAAGAATGATTGGGCCTCTACCTGCAGTATTTAACTGAACGATGCCCTGATAGACATAACCATAATAGCTTTTTTCATCATCAGGCTCTAATCCTTCGCCATCAATTAAATTAAAATACTTAATTGGGTATTCAGGGTGGTTACTATCATCAAAGATAAGCCCTGCCGTATCATTGATAAATTGGATAAATGAATTGTTTTCTGTTTTCATGTTATTTTTTATTATATACTCTAATTAATTCCATTAATGCTTCCTCTTGCTTTTCAAATAAGAAATTACTCTTAATTTTATTTAATGTATCAAGCAATTCTAATTTATTCTCATGCAACATAACTAATTCAAATACCGAATAGTCATCATCGGTTCCCTTTGGATCAGATGAACTCGAAGAATTGGTAGTATTTTCACTACCATCTAACTCAAAGAAATCATCACTCTTAATATTTAATCCCCAATCGCCTAATAAATTTGTATCCCAATCATTTGCTAATAAATCCCAATCCCAATCACCACCGGAAATATTATCCTTGATGATAAACTCTAATTCCTGCTCTTTGCTTAAGTTTTTTACTCGCATCACAGGAACTTCAGTTATCCCTGCCTCTATACATG